AGCTGCGTTCCCAATACGATACAAACGCCAGCCCGCCGACAGTGCCAGTCCATGACGACCCGCCGAATGTCGCGGTGCCGTATGTGGTTGCTTCGCCGTAAATCTCCAGTTCAAGGCATAGCGAACAGGGCAGTGCGCCGCAACATTGATCAGCAGGAGCAAGGTCGCACGCTTCGACCGTAAACTCGGAGCAGGCTTTGAGCTTTGTCGTTCCTTTGCGGAGGTATCTTGGGGGCATTGTTTATCCACAGACCGGGGATGCGCAAAGGTCGTCGATGATCCACTTCGGCGTGCATGTGCCTGTCAGCGGGTACATGTATGTCGCGCGTCCCGTCGTTCCGACTAAATCAGTTGGCGTTAATCCGTAGAGGTAATTACAAAGGTCGTAAACATAATACTCGCCACCGTACTCCGCACCGGGCGGAACCTTGCTGCATCCGCCCGTGTACCATGTTGCTGTCGCCACGAGTGTCGTTTCGGAAACGTAGTCTGTTTCAGGGCAGAGAACGTCCGTGATTGTGAACCGGATTGTTTCGCCGCCACCGCCACCCGGTCGTTGCTGCCATCGGCCGCGATGCGGAGTTTCATTTTGCATTCGCCGCGAGACTTCGCGCACCGTCTGCGCAATTTGTTCGACGGCTTTCGGGCCGAATGCAATTGGTTGGTCGTCGGCCATGTGATTTAGTACTCGTAGACGATGACACGCACGTTACAGGCTGCTGTGTTCGCTTTGAGATAGAGTGTCGCGTTTGGCTCAAGAAAGAAGATCGCTGGGGCACCTGCGCCACGCAATCGCATTCCGTAGACGGTTGTGGAGAATCCCACCTGAACATAGTTCGTCGGGTCAAGATTGTAGATAATACACAGCCCTTCTGTGCCGATGTCGCCGAATGACGGGCCTGCAGTTTCTTCTGATGTCCCAACGCTCTGAACCACATCGGATACGAGTGATCCCGTCATAGTCAGCGACAATTGTGGAGGAGTGAATTCATGCTTCAATGCACTTTTCACAAGTCGCACCGACTGCGTTATTTTGATCTCGTCTGCCATGTGGTTTAGCTCAGCGGAAGGGAGGAAAAGGCACGAGTCGCGTAAACTTCAAACGACAGAAAAACGCATGTTGAAAACGATGGCGATGCGAGTGATACACCGCTTCCATTTAATGGCACTGGAGCGCCAGGAAGTTCGTCGTCGCCGGGGTTTTTAATGTTGACCAATCCGCCGTAGGCGATCTCTCTGAATCCAGCATCAAGTGGACGAAGCAGCCATCCGTCGCGCTGCAGGTGAATCGTGAAATTCACCGAGCGGAATGTGTTGCCGTTTCGCCGCTGCACTTCTCCAACAGTGACGGCCTGCATCTTTGCTAGATTGGCAGCAACTGTGACGCCATCGATTATGAATGAGTCGCTGTTAACAGCGTCCTGATAATCCAGAATCCACGTCGGCACGACTGTGAGATTTTTCTGAACTGTGACAACGCGACGGCTGTCGTCCATCATGTTCGGCGGGTCAAATGGATCGCCGGCACTGTTGACAATGAAGTCGCCGTTGCGATCAAATACGGCTGGCCGTTGGAATTGCTCTGATCCCCAAGTGATCACAGCTCCATCAGAAGTCGCGTCTTCTGAAATCGTCCGTGAGTCACTGTATTGTGCTGTCACTGTCCATCCACGCCACGGGTCAGTAGGGTCTGGAGTCAGCGTGGTGCAAAATGCGAACGGGTCGTCCGGATGCGGCTGGCCAATGCCTGGCAGTGATATGTGTGAACCTACGTCATAGGCTGACTCAGACTTTGAACTGGTCGACAGCTTAAATATGCGAGTGTAAGAGCGTGACCCGCGTTCATTCGTTGCCGATGCGTGATTTTCGCCGATGTAGGTTACTGTCATTCTGTGACCTCAATTATCCATTCTGCGAATCCGACCGATACAAGCACTTCCGATTTTTGCCCATCAAAGACAGTGCCGACTGGATGCACGCAAAACAGCGTGTCATCGTCTTCCGCCTGCTTTGCGAAGCGAATCGCCGCCTTGCGTTCTGGCGTCCAGTTCGTGGCGTCTTCTTCCCACACCCTGATTAGTTTTGCTTTCATGCTCCGTTCACTCCCTCAAACGCAGCGACATAGGCAATCCTCGTGGCTGGAATCTTTTTGATCGCCTTAACAAATTCGCGAGTCTGTTTTTCGGTCGCTTTGATGACTGGATCCGCCTGCCGAATCATGGCTTGCACGATCGTCGAATACGCATCCTGAGAACCCGCCTGCATTGCTCCGGCTAGTCGTGGCTCGATTGGCTTTTCTTTCTTCGCAGGATCGCCGCCGAAGATGTTGGAAAGCGTGCCCATCGCAGCATCGGCTTTGATCTTGCCACGGTCCCACATGCCCTGGGCGGCCATTTGTGCTTCAGCGATTGGTGATTGCAGGGATTCCCAGAGGGACAAAACGCCTTCGGTCAGTTTCTTACCGCCGGTTTCTTTTCTGACCTCAGCGTGAGCTTCCTTTCTAGTCTCCTGTGCCATCTTTGACAACGCAGCTTGAGCATCCTCGAAAACTTTCATAGCTGCAATCTGATCAGGCCCTGGGGCTGCGGCCAAAAATGCGTCTCGGGCTTTGTTAGCTTCTACGCCAAGCCGATCCCACTCAGCATAAACCGCATTAAGATTATTGATGGCAGGCGTGTTGCCTTCGAATCGCGGCTTTGCTTGTTCAGCAGGTGCCGCCGCTGCCGCTGGGCCTTGCAGTTGCCCAATGAGTCCGGTGAGTCTTTCTCGTGCTGCTGCGAGTTCGTTTGGCTTGTCTCGCTGCTGATTCCCCATGATTAGATCGTGTGCAGCCCCAACGCCCATTTCCACCCATGTGACAGGGTTTAGTAGGTCAGCATTTCTCGCGACTGCCAGAATCATGTCCTTCAGCATCACGTCCCATTTTTCTTTGATGCTTAATGTGGCGACATCGAACGTTGCTTCGACGACATCGCCAAGAAACTGCACTTTATTAGGCAGTTCGTTAAACTTGCCAAGCATTGCATTCGCCTCGCCGACAGCATCTTTCAGCGGGGGAAGAATCATTTCGCCAATGCCACGCCCGAGTGTCTTAATGTTGTCGATCATGGTCGAGACTTTGCCGTCGAACGTGGCCGACATGTCGACCATCATTCCCGCGAATGCGCCGCCCTCGCTTGTCATCGCCTTGAGTGCTTTTTCAAGGTGGCTGAAATTTACCTGACCCTTTTCGACGGCCTCACGGACGTTGCCGAATTCCTTGGCTAGTTCTGCGGTGACATTGATCCCGCGACCTTGCAGCTGGTTGATGTCCTCCATGAATAGCCTGCCCTGAATGCGGGCCTTTCCGTAGAGTTCAGCCAGTTCGCCCAGCGGAATTCCCATGCCTGCCGCTAGATCGCCGAGCGTTTGCAGTTCGGAAATTACGGTTTTCGATGAGCCACCAAATGCAATCAGTTGCTTTGCAGCCTGCGTGATCTCCATTGATTCGAAAGGCGTGTCGGCGGCAAACTTGTTGATTTGCTTCATCACACTGGCAGCTTCTTCCGCGCTGCCTGTCAATACCTTAAATTGAACCGCTGCTGTCTCTGCTGTGGCTGCAAGCTCGACGGTGGACTTGCCGAGCCCAAACACTCCCATCACGGCCGATTTGCCAATGTCATAAATCGCAATCCCGCTCACGATCTTTGTAATGTCCGACGCAAATGAGCGGGCATCGCCGCGTGCTTTATCCAAGCCGCTTTGAAACTTTCGCCCGTCTACTCCGAGACGTGTTACAAGATCGCCGATGACTGCCATTAAGTTAACCTCGCTCCTGTGATTTGAAGTGCCGCAATTGCCACATCGTCAGCGACAGTCTTGTCTCTTTTCGGTTCGACCATCCACGGCGCGAACGCTGCTTTCTTCACATCCTTCTGGCCGAGATACGTGGCGACCAGAACGCATAACCTTGCGAGGATCTCGTTTGTACCGTGATTACCGATTGGCTCAATCAAATCCTTCGCGTGCCATTCCTCGAACTGTGCATGTGTCATCCGTGACAGCATTTCATCGACTTCTATACCACGAGACTCAGCCAGGCGAAGTGCCGTTAAGCGTCGCTGGCTGCCTCTAAGTTTTTTGCGATGCTGTCAACGTCCTGTTCCGTGAAGCCTGACAGGTTCAACGCCACGTTCACAAGTCGCTCAATCACATCACTGCGCCGCTTGCCGAGCTGCTCCACTTGATCGATTGTGAACAACTGGACGCCGTCATCGTTTCGGCAGCATTCGACCAAAATGCGTTCACGGATCTGGCGGGCTTCCTTCTTGCGTTGATTCTTTGGGAGCTGCGAGCGGCGATCCTCGAATGCACTTCGCTCCTCGACTGTCATGCCCCAAATAGGAATTACTTTGCCGGACCCCAGTTCAGGAACCGGAACATCCACCTTCTGCCGGTCTAGCACCGGAGAACTCAAAAACTCATCTGCCGTTGCGATTACCCGAGACACTAATCATCCTCCTCGTTGTCTTCTTCGTCTTCACCTAGGCCGGAAAGACTTTTCCCGGCCAGTAGTTTGTCCATTGCCGCTTTCGCAGCAGCAATCTGGAACGCTGTACGATTGCAGGCCGCATGGCACTCGTCGTCATCCGGAACGGCCAACCCGTTATGAATCAAAGCCACGCAGTCAGCCAGCGGGAACTCATCTTTGCAGATCACTGTTCCTGCTTTGATGACTTTTCGCCCCAGTGCATTCAGCGACACGTAAGGCGGATGGCAATTTACATCAGCTGCAATATCTCGAATGGTTTTGCACCTCACGTCGGCACCTCATCAGCTTGGAATTGCAGGACACCCAGAGTGCTTCAGTGTTAGCGAAGCGGCTAGACCGCTGGACGCATCACCCGTGATGGACATCCCGACGCCTGCGCACGTCATTGTCATCTCTGTAGAAGACGTGTTAGCGAATAGAATCTTCCAGTTCGTCTTATTGGCAGTGCCATCAGTGTTCAGGCAAGCTGCGGTCACGAGGTCGCCGATGGCCTGATGTCCGGCCAGAGCGGGATCCCACAACAAGTCAAACGTGGTTGAGCCGCCTTCAACGTAGCCAGTCGGGTCGTACTCGACGCCGGCCGTCCCATCGAGCGTTCGGCTGTCGTAGGTTTCTGTCTCCATGCCATCGACGCCGAACGAAACAATCTGAGCGACTGGCGTGAATGTGGTTCCAGATCCCTGAGAAAGAACGGTTCCCTTAACTTTCAGCTTTGCCATTGTGTGACATCCTTAATTAAGTGTTGTAATGGATGGTGACATCCAAAGTGACCACGAAAACGCCCACGTCCGAGCCGTCTTGCGGTGGCTCATAGTCATCAGATTCGTCATTCATTAGGACAGCCCCAATCGTGAAGTTGCCGGCTGTTCCGCTGTAATCGTCGATGTAAGTCCGAACGGCATTAGCTAGTGACTCTGCCGTCACGGATGATTTTGCTTTGCAGTCGATATCGAAGTCCAAAAACCTCAACTGACCCGATCCGCCATCGAGTGTCGCGTTTTCTTCACTGCCCATCTGGGTAATGATCAGGTGAGGAAACGCCGCGTTCTGCGGGGCTCGCTGCACATAAACTCGCGTTCCACAGATTGCGGTAATCGTGGCCTCTGAGCTTAGCAATGATACGAGTCCTGACTTCATAGTTGTTTCTTTGCGAGCCTTGCAGCTTCTTTGTCGATGCCCTCTCGAATCCCTTTGCGGATCAGGGCGACCATCTCAGACCGAGCGCCGGTCAGAATGTCCGTCACGCCGTTTGTCATCACTGGCATTCGGCCCGTTCGCCTGCCTGATTTGGTTCGCCGTTCTTTGGTTCCCAAAAACCACCAATGGACATTTCTTGCTCCAATACCAACGCCTTTTTCACCTGATCGTTCTGACTTCTCGCCTCGCTTGCGACTGACACCAGCCCCGACTTTCACACCAGCCACGCCGCTATTGAATTTCGTTTTGATCGACCGCGATTTGATCGCTTTTCGAACACCCTTGTATCGACTCGGAATCTCTGCTTTGATCTTCTTGACGGCTAGTCGTCCAGCCTTTGCAAGTCCCGGGCGAGCGATTCGATTCGCTACGCCCTTTGATAGTTCTTTGAATGCCTGCTCAAGTTCGGGTATTCCAGAGACGGCTGACATCACACCGCTCGCTTCGTCTGAATCTCGATTTCCCTGTGATTCAAATCAATGTCAATCACGCTCAGAATCTCGTAGGTGTTGCCCTCGTGAATCAGCCGCATGGCAGGCGATGCGTCCGC